ACTCCGCTCGTGCATCCATACCTTTGTGCCCCGCATGCTGCGAAAGCGAGCCTGAACGTCCGGCCCTAACTCTCCCTTTTGCAGCCATCGCAAGAATCGGGTGTCCATCGAGAAGTTAAAGGCGGGGTCGATCCGCTCGAAGGCCCGGTTTATGCCAATAACCAGCTCCCCGCACAGTCTCGAAAAATCGAAGCCTTTGAGGCTGGGTCCACCCCCGATGATAAAACACCGCTGGCCTTGCCATGCGCCGTTTGGAATGTGGTCGCACAGCATCTGGCTCATAGGCACGTCGGGAATCTTGCGGGCCGCAGGCAACTCCTGTCGCGTCCGCCATGGGTTGTGCGCCACCATGACGCGCGGAAACAAAAGGCCATTCTGCACGGCTTACCTTTCGATTGGGAAGCTACCGGAATCGCTTGCCAAATGCCGCAATGCCTGCTTGGCTCGCGGGGATATCACGATACTATCGGCACCCCGGTACGATTCGGACACAATGCCTGCTGACGTAACGCCCTGCGCCTGTAACGCCAGGCGCTTTTCCATGCTGGGGTCTTGCAGCAGAAACAGCGCCTGTTCGCATTGCGCCATTTTCAAAGGATTCGCGTCATCTCCGCTGGCCACGTTCGAGAAATCGAACTCGCCACAGGCCACCAGATCATTGTATGCCGTGGTAAGCGCGGCGGCTTTGTCCGTTCCGGATGCCCAAACCTCCGCTGCGTTCAATCGCGTGGCGAAATAAGCGTCCGCCTCGGCAATGGTGACCCACCCGATAATACTCATGACTTATCCCTTGCGGCAGCCAGGATGGCAGCAGGGTCCGCGTGGATCTCATGACAAATCACGTCAAATTCATGCGGGTCCGCCGTAAGACGGTCGCGCAACTCCTGTTTTTTGATGCCGCGCGCCCGCACCCGGGGCCACATCGCTTCAATCACCGTCTCGATATCCGGTTGTGCTTGGCTCTCGCGCTCTTCGCCTGGGTCATTCTCATCAATCTCCGGCAGCGCTTCCCCAATCCCGGCAGTCTCGGTTTCGGTTGTCTTGGGCTCCACGGAACCCCCAAGCGTGACCAATTCCCCGTCCGGGCTTGGGGCGCTCTTGGCGAGCACCGTAAATATGTCTTCCAGGGTATCGGCGGGCGATACGCACGGAATCTCATACGCGGCCAGAATGGATTGCGCCAGGTCATCGCGAACATCCGATGCGACAAGCACCGCGTCTACGTATTCAAGTTCGCGCGGGCTGAAAAACCTCGGGTTCGCCATGATGGCGCTGTGGTTTTCGGCATGAAGCGCCGCTACAAGCGGAAGGTAGGCTTCCGGTTGCGAGGCGTACAGAACAAATCTCATAGCACTCTCCTGTGTAACGGAGGGACCGCATCACAGGCGGCCCCTCCTGCTAACGCCAAGGGGTCAGATGGGTATTACCGGCACTTGATCGCGATGCCAGCGCAGTCCTTGAGGCTGGTTGCGACCCTGTTCCAGTTTGTGGTGATCGCGAGGACCGCATCCGTGGGGTTGGCCCCGCCGGCCGCGGTATTCCATGCGAACCCGCGCACGCCCAGGCTGATTGCGAACTCGCCCTGAATGCGCCCGACCAGGTTCTGGAGCCCGGTTACGGTGTCGGATTCAAGGCGCGACTGCGCGGAATCGACCACGGTTACCCCGCCTTGGGTAAGGCCGAGCACCCAGAAGTCGTCATCCGAGCTGCCGTTGTCGTCCACCAGCGCCGGGCTGTCGGTAACCACGACGGGACGACCCAGGGTTGCCGGGGTTCCGCCGTAGACAATCGCGCCCGCGACCGTATCCATCTTGTCGGTGATTTGCTGCCCGACAAGATCAAAATACGACTTCGAGTGCGTGACCCAGCACGCGATTCGCGCGAACGCATCCCCCATCTTCGCCATGCCTTTGTTCAGGTACTCGAGCGAGAGGGTTTTGTTCGTTTTGCCCGTCACGTCCAGCACGAGCCCGGACTGCCTGGTAATCGCGGCCTTGGCGGCGGTGATGCCCGTATTCACGAGCTTCTTCGCTTTGAGGTCCCCGATCATGTTGCCCACGAGCAGCGACATGGTGCCCGGATCGCGCGCAATCTGCTGCCAAGCATCCAGGGTCTTGTCGATGGGGCCAATGCGCCGGTACAGGTTGACGCTGATGTTTTCGGACTGCGTGATGTCCGTTTTGCCAGCGGCCTCCAGGTTGTTCGGATCGCGGCGCGAGATCGCGTCCTCTGAGATCGCGTCAATGAACGCGCTCTTGACATACTCGCCAACCACGACATCCGAGCGCAGCACCAAGGCATTGGCCGAGGCGGCGTTGAACGCCTGCGTGTTCTGGGCCATGCGCTCCCACAGTCCCGTCTGGAACTGTTCGTCATAGACCGTGAAGGTATCCCGAGTGTAAGCCATTTAGGTTGCTCCTTATTGCGGCAGTTTCTTGAATGCTTCCGCGCCGTGTTTTTCAATGAACGCGGACTTCTCCTCTGCCGACATTTGTGACCGTTTCACGTTGCCAGCAGCGGCAATGTAGTTGCCGCCACCGCTACCGCCCGTGCCGGAGGCACGAACGTGGTGCGGATGCTGCGCGGCCCACACTTCAAGGGCTTTGTCCACGGGCAAATGTTCCCGAACCGCATTGCCGTCCTTCTCGAATTCGAGCTCGAACAGGTCCTGAAACTTGCCTTCGATGGGCTTGCCCTCGTCATCCAGCACGGGTTCCCGCTTATGCACCTGCAAGAGATGGGGCACCACATCCAGCGCCGGGGCGTTGAAAACATCCCCGGCCTTGGCCAGTACGGCATTGGTCACCTGGTCGCGAACGCGCGACGCGCGCTCCTGTTCCAGCGCCGCCTTCATCTGCTCGGACTGCTGCCGGGCTTCGCGCAACTGATTGGCCACCTTTTCGGCGGCGGCTTGCTCGGCTTCCTGAGCTTTCTGCTCAAGTTCGTGCATCGCTTTCTCGGTTTCCGAGTGCTTCGCGCGCGTCTCTTCAAGCAAGCGCTCCAGTTGCGGCGTCCGGTCTGCCTGGGCCTGCAAGGCCTCAAGCTGTTCCTTGAGCTTGGCGGCTTCGCCTTCGAGCTTTTTCTTCTGTCGGGCGAGGCGTTCCTGCACAAGCGCATCCGTGTCGACCGTGGCGGCTTCCCCGTTGATTTCGACAGGGTTGCCGTCCGGGTCCATAAGGACCCCGTTTTCACCAATCGTGTACTTCGGCATGGTTCCATCTCCGTATCCGCGATTTTGGCGTCGCGTTCCGCCGTTCCGGGTCACTGGGCAATCCCGTAAGCCCCCCGGGTTTCAAGGCTTTCCCGTATGCCTGTATCCGCGCTATCCGGCGCGTGCGGCTTCGTCATCGCTGTACCGCGCCAACAGATCAGCCGTGGCGCCGCGCACAGCGCTGCGTTGCTCCGATTCTTTCCGGGCCTCTTCCAGCTCGACTTCAATGTCCTCGACATCCACCAATTCACCATCTACCAGCGACTTGAGAACGGTTTTGCGTGTCAGGACTTCCATTTCGACCATGGACGCCAGCGCGCCGATAATCGCCGCCTCAATCGTGGAGTCATCAAAATCCCGGCTGTAGTGAATTTCATGTTCGGCCGGCCGTTTCAGCCACAGCGCCGCCAGGTTCCAGCACCCCTTTTCGCTCGATTCGTATTGACGCGAAATTGACGCGAGAGATGATGTGAATATATGGCGGTCCTCGCGCTGCCCTGCTGCGGATTGCACTTGGGCCGTGTCCTTCTGAGCCTGGGCCAGGGCAATGGCATACAGGCGCGCCTGCACATCGCGAATGGATTCCCGATGCGAGTTGAATCCCGCCCCGGTGGGCTCAAGATAGCCGACCGTAATCGGCGCGCCGTTTGGTAGTGACTCAAGCCAGATACCCTTCAAAACGTCCATCTTTTCGGGTTTCTTTGGGGCGATCATGTAGGGAATCGGATGGGCTGACAGGTACTCGAACCAGTCCATGTCCGAAGTCTTGTTGTAGACGGCCAATACATGGTCGAAGATGGGCGTGCAAACCGGGACGCCAGCATAGTTCGAGTATTTGTTGCCCAGGAACGGTACCAATGGCACACGGCCGCACGTATTCACGCCCTCGGCCACTTGGGCATATTGGCCGTCATCGTCATGCTCGAACACGTGCCATGTGTTGCGCGTCCAGACCTTCCATTGGGGAACAGTCTCTTGCGGCTCGCCAAACGCCCGGGCTGTCTGACGCGCGGTGGAAATCACGGCCCAGTCAAGCATGAGATCGTCGCCCACGGACCAATCGAGCACGTTATCCGCCGGAATGGCCTCAAAAAACGGCCGGTGCCCCGCAGCGCGTTCGGCGGCCTCCGACACATATCCGCCATCGGGCAGCGCGGTCATATCCACGGCTACCCAATGCGCGCCGTCAACCTGGGCATCACGGGCTACCCGCTGGAAAAACACGTCCGCCGGGGTGCCTTTCCGATCCACATTGTCGATATAAGCCGAGGCGGGACCAGCAATGTTCCGCGTGTGCTGCTTGCGGAACAACAGCGCCTGGCGGGCATTGATGATTTTCTCGACGTAAGGGTCAAACACGGCGCGCTGTTTGCGAACCGCGTAATCCTCATCGGACTCGTTCTTGCCCTGATACAGATATGTTGTACCCCGAGCCTTTACCGCGGACGATCCGGCGTACAAGTCGCGTCCGACAGCGCGGGCATCCATGGTAGCAATGTAGTCCGTGTGGCGATTGTTCAAATCCATGGGGCACAGGAAACGGATATGTCCCGCGCATGGTCAAGCAGAAATGGCTAGTAGATTCCAATGCCTTCCAGGACGCCGGACTGAATGTTCATGCCTCCGCGCATGGCGTGGGTCGTGATGGCGTACCGCACGGCGTCAATGGCGTGATTACGGTAATCCACGGGCTTGTCCAACAGGCGGCCGTCTTTATCTTCCGCCCATTTGTAGGTGTTGAGTTCTGCCGTCAGGTTGGCATTCTCCGGGCGCGAATACACCTTGGACGCTTTAAGGTGCGAAATACCCGCCGCGATGCTGCCTTGCCCCTTGTGCGCGGGCTGGCAGTTGTACCCGGCGCGGCGGATTGTCTCGATGCGGTCGGGTTCGGCGGCGTCGGCATAGATCGGGTCCGACTGGGACACCCCCAACAAGGGCAATCTGGCAATGAGATCGTCGGTGGTCATGTTCCGCTCATATACCAGTTCCGTGAGATAGTGCGCGGAATCCCGATCTCCAACCCGTATCAAGGCCATCGGGTCATTGAATCCGAAGTCGAGTCCGTAATACGTCGATTCCGGCTCCGGGAACTCATTCAGCACAGGCCACGGGGTAAAGATGAGCCCCTTGAGTACGCCCCAGAGCCCTCGGGCGTAAATGCGCCAGAGCTGGTGGTCGCGGTCCTTGAGCCCTTCAAGCACGCGCTTGTATTCAGCGTCCAGAAACAGATTGTCACGGTACGTGGTCAGTACGGTGCGCGTTTGGCCATGTTGCGGTGTGTCATAGAACCGCCGTTTCAGGAAATGATGCGCGGATATGGGATTGAAGGAGAGTGTGATTTGTTTGTAGTACCGGGTGTATCCCCGAATGCGCAGGTTGATTTGTTCGAGGTCCGCTTCGCTGATTTCAGTGGCTTCTTCAACCCACACCCCCGTAATGCCCGTGATGCTCTTGAGCTTCTGCACGTCGTCTAAGCCCAAGAAGATGAGCTGCCCTCCGGTGGGGTTGCAAGTGATCTCCAGGTTGGACTTGGATATGGTGAAATGATCGCCCCACCCCCATTCGTGAATAAGTCCATGGAGCAGCGCGAAGGTTGAATGCCGGTGCGTACTCATCACCTTGCGCAAGATGGCGAATTTGTGCCGCGCATCGTATTCGCGCATCAAGCGGACCAGGAATTTCTGTGCCGCAAACACTGACTTCCCTGAGCCCGCCCCGCCCCGCATGACCAGGAACCGGTGCTTATCCCACATGAGAGGCCAGTAGTAGGGGTTGACGCGCTTGCGCACCCCGGACAAGTCGAATTTGATCTTGGGCATGGCCCTACTCGGATTCGTCTTCGGGGCGAGGCTCGAAATCACCCTCTTCCCACCCCTCCGGGTCTTTCACCTCGATGGTTATATCACCGGAATGCTTGAAGTGCTGCTCATCCAGCCATTTTTCGGGACGGCGGTTTTTGAGCCAGAAAATACAGGCCACAGTATCAGGAGGAACAAGGCGCCGCGTTTTGCGCACGCGCTTGGCCTTGATGCCGCCGTCGCCATCATCCGTGCCGATGATTTCAGTGGATTCGTCTTGATAACCCAGGGCGCGTTTCAGCAGAGCGGATTCGACATCATCATCCACGGGGGCCTTGCCCTTGAGAACGGCTTCGCGGAACTCAGGATGAGCCTTCTGCCAGTTGTAATAGGTCTGCTTCGAGATTTGAAGGTACTTGAAACATTCTTCGTCCGTGTGGCCTGCGAGACACAAGGCACGGGCCATCTCGGGATGCACACTGGCGTCATACTGAACCCGGTACGCCTTGACCTTGCGTTTTTGGGGCTTCTTTGCCTTCTTTGCCATGCAGGCAGGGTATGAATTTGTCCCAGTGGTCAGGAAACGCTGGCCCCAAAGAACGCCTCTTGCGCGTGGAACCGCTCGGCAGCGTCGATCAGCGCGACACATTCGAGTAAAGTGGCGGTTCTCAGCCGGTCAATAAGGCCCTTTTTCGCGTTGCCCATGCGCTCGACCTGGGCATACAGCAGTTGCGCGTTCGATATGTGCCCGAAATTCCAATCCTTGCACGCGGCGCAAATAGCCTCCGCGTCCTCCGGCTTCACCGGGAAATTCCGCAGCGCCGACGCCACCAGCGCGTAGTAACGCTGCAAGTCCCGCTTGGCCACGGCGGATGGGGCGGCTTCGCCCCCAGTGCGAGGCAACAGGTGCCCATTCAAAAGCGGCTTGTCGTTGAACTGTACGTCAGGGGTTGTGTTTCGTTTCATAGGTGTTTTCTCCGTT